GTCAATTAATGATGAACAGAATGAACAGGTATTCCAGAGAGTCCGGGCAATCCTAGCGGAACACTTCCCGAACTTTCTTTTTGCAGCAATGGATGACGACGGGGAACTGTACTACGATTTTACCAACCTGCCCATCGGCAGGATGCTACAGCGTGAAATAAAGGAGAACATGGAGTACACGGAAACCGAGGATGACTGGGTCATTGACTGGGAGACTGACGAAGATAGCGAAGGTGAAAATGCATATTGAGATAGCAATTATGTCTTGGTTAGTGTGCCTCTGCTTCTGGGCGTACCTGATGACTAAAATAAAGTAAGTGGAACTAGTATTCACAGAGCATCCGATCCTCAAGCCACCGAGCGATGAGGAGATCGTTCAGTTAGGTGAGATTGACCCAAAGCTACTTGCGGATCTGCACAGGGCGCACGAGGGTCGAATCAAGGCCGCTGAAGAGGACCCACTGCGTCACGGCTTCGACCTCAGTGGTTGGTCAAGGATACGTCAAGCGATTAGTCAATACGATGAAGTAATTACCTTCGGTGGGAATCGCAGCGGAAAAACAACGGGCTGTGCAAAGATGTTAATGGAAGCTGTTACGCAGAACGAGGATGGCCACGTTGTATGCTTCTCACAGAATCAGGATACATCGATCAAGGTACAGCAGGCAGCGGTCTGGGAAATGATGCCTAAGGAGTTCAAGAGAAAAACGAAGAGTATAGAGGGATACATCAACTTCTCTATGCAAAATGGTTTTACTGGCTCTTCATTTATTTTTCCGGATACAAGAACTCGTGTGGATTTCAAAACATATACCCAGTTCTCAAATAATCAGACTATCCTTGAGGGGTTTGAGTTCGGGTTCAAAGAACCGAAAAGCCTGAACATTGGTGCTTGGCTCGATGAGTACCTCGGTGACGCTGCGCTTGTAAACACTTTGCGCTTCCGTCTAGCGACTAGGGACAGCAAGATGCTGCTCGGGTTCACCCCGATTGACGGGTACACGCCGTTCGTGGCCGAATACCTGAAGGGGGCTGAGACATTGAAAACAAGGAGGGCCGAACTTCTCGGCAGGGATGTCCCGGTCCAGCAGTACAGCCCGGAGAGGGATGCCGGGATTGTTTACTTGCACTCCGACGAGAACCCCTTCGGGGGCTATGACCGTATAGCCAAGGACCTCAAGACAGCATCAGAAGATACTATCATGGTCCGGGCATATGGGTTACCGACGAAGTCAATGACTTCACTCGTGCCGAACTTCAGCCCCGAGATCAACGTCCTGTCCAGTGAGCCGAACAAGTACGGGCAAGTATTCCCGGACAAGGAGTCCCTTACATGGTATCAGGTAGTTGACCCAGCCTTCGCCCGGAACTATGTAAGCATCTGGGCTGGTGTCTCAGAGGACGAAGAGATATTCATTCGCAGAGAATGGCCGGACAGGGAGACCTACGGTGAGTGGGCATTATTCGGGGACCCGAAGTGGAGGTACGGCCCAGCTGCCAAGAAAATTGGTTACGATGTACAGAAGTACTGCGAACTATTTGAAGAGATAGAAGATGAACTAGGTATAGAAGTGACCGAACGAATCGGTGACTCCCGGTTCTTTGCAAAAGAAAATGAAAACAATACGGACTTATTTACTAGCTTTTACGATTACGGTTTCAGCTTTCTTCCATCGGACGGGCAGACTGAAATGGTTGGCACTACCGCTCTGGACGATTGGTTCTTCTATAATCCGGATTACGAGATCGACGAAGCCAACAGGCCGAGGTGCTACGTCCACAAGGACTGCGGGAACCTCATCGAAAGTATCGTGAGCTATAACTCGAACGGAAAGAACGACGAGGCCCTGAAGGACTTCTTCGATGCCCTGAGATACCTCAGAATGTCGAATGCCGGGATGGGTCCTGATTACTTCGCTCAATCAGATATGAGATCAACAACAAACAAAAAAGGAGGCTATTGATGCCAAAGAAAAAACTAGTAACTGTAGCTGAGGAGTTCGATGTAGAGTTCGATGAAGCTATAAGGATTGTTAAAGAAAAGATTCCTGCTGAATACGTTACGGGCAAGGGCAAGAACACTTGGATCTCGGAAGAGGCTCAGGATATACTCGACGATGGTCTGTTCATTGATGAGATTATTCCAAGGAACTACATCGGCAGGGTCCTGAACGAGTGCCCGAATCCAAGATATAACTCCGTGCATTGTCGTGAAATCGGGAAACGTGTCCCGGTAATGATCCCACGAAAACTACACGGTAAGCTTATTGGCAAGGTAATTACCTTCGAGGCAGTGGAGGACAGCAAGGGAGTCAGTTACAGATATGTTAAAAAGTGAACACAGCTATACATTAAGCAATAGCTGGTGCAGGGAGCAGTCAGATAGGCTCATGGCTTTTGAGATACTGAAGAGGTACATTCGTCACGAGACGCAGATACCTATATCAACCGAAGACCTATATGATAAGATAGGCGTATCCAAGACCTACATCAGGAGGTTACTTAAATCCATCCCAGAAAAATTAAATGAACAGTGATTCTGCTTCAGAGGCTTTGACTTACTTGTCGGACGAACCCGACATCCGGACCCTTAACTACGCATACGATCAGACCGTAACGGAACTGGAGGCGTACTTTGACCTATGCCGTACATCTTACGATGACAGGCGGAACTTCTGGCCCGGCAAAAGCCGGGACCACCGGAAGCACGGAGCGGATGCTTTCCCTTGGGAGGGCGCAAGCGACATCGAATGCCATGTCATTGATGAGCGTATAACGAGACTTGTCTCCCTCTTTATGTCAGCCCTCAAGAGGGCTAATATCCGTGCGTTCCCAGTCGAAAGCTCGGACATTGAACGATCAAAGCTAGTATCAGGGTTCCTGAAGTGGATGGTATCCAGTGGATATATACCACGCTTCTTCAGAGAAATGGAACTCGGTGCGAACTATCTGCTCGAAAGGGGTATTCTAATCTCCTATGTTGGCTGGCATCGAGAGGACCGGAGCTTCAAGCAGGAGATTGATCTAGGCCAGATAGGTCAGATTAACCCAGATATTTACCGAGCCATTGAGTCCGGGGAACAGGATGACGAACTAGTTCTATTAATACAGAATACATTCGGCGGAGTGTCCGAGAATAGGGCTAAGAAGGCACTCAAGGAGTTACGATCAAACGGGGTTACGGACTTGCCTATTGTTCGCCGTCAGGTAAATGCACCCGAAGTAAAGACACTTGCCCCTGATGGGGACTTCTTTTTTCCTCCCTACGTAACTGATCCACAGCGTGCGCCGTATTGTTTCTGGAGAACTTACTATACACCGCAGGAACTACAGAACAAGGTAACTACTGACGGCTGGGATGAGGACTTCGTGGAGTACGTCATAGACAAGTACCGTGGTGTAAACATTGACAGCATCGAGCGAGAGCAGGAGGGCCGTAGATCAATCAGCCTCACGGACAATGCCTACGAGGCCGAGGAGCTAATCGAGATCGTTTACGGATACCAGAGACTCATTGACGAAGAGGATGGCTCAGAGGGTATATACTGCACAGTATTCCACAAGGAGTTCACCGGGAATGAGACTACCCCCGGATATGCTAAGTTCGAGTTACTGAACGGCTACGAGGACTACCCGGTTGTCGTTACCCGTTTAGCCGAGGAGAGCAAGCGTCTATATGATTCACAGACTATGCCAAGCATCCTGCGGGGTATCCAGAATCAGGTAAAAGTTGAGCGGGATTCAAGAATTGACAGAAACAGCCTAGCCACACTGCCTCCGATTCTGCACCCCGTGGGACAAGCACCCACGGACTGGGGTCCCGGACGGATGATTCCGTACCGACGGAAGGGTGACTTGGACTTCGCCCCTACACCAGCGTACAACTCCGGCTCCCTAGAAATGGAGCAGACCCTGACCCAGTTAGCCGACAGGCTAGTAGGCTTGGACGAGGGGTCCCAAATGAGCCAGATCCGTCAGCAGTTCTTGGTTGATAAGTTCTTGAGCCACACCGCAGAGGTCCTGCGTATGGCATTTAAATGCTTCCAGCGATTCGGACCGGACGAAGTCTTCTTCCGGGTAACCGGTACGCCTGATCCACAAACATTCACCAAGGGGGACCCGGATGAAAACTTTGATATACTTATTAACTTCGATGTTCAGAACACTGATCCAGAAACTGTTAAGAATAAACTGGCGCAGTTCGTTCAACTCAATCAACTCAATGCTAATAACCGCCTTAACGTGGACAGCCTCTTGGATATTGCGGCTGTTGAAATTGACCCAGTCATGGCTGATGCGGTACTTCAACCAGTGGCGACAGCCCAGCAAGAAATGGTTAAGAATGTCACTGACGACCTCGCTAAGATATATGCAGGAATTGAAATGCCTGCTCGCCCGGCTGGTGCGCAGATTGCAATCCAAGTGATCCAGCAGTACGGACAGCAGCCCGATGTTGCTGAACGCTTGCAGACTGATCAGTCCTTTGCTGCTCGTATGCAGAAGTACGCAGGGCAGTACACCTTCCAGATCCAGCAGGCACAGAATGCACAGATCGGTCGAGTCGGTACAGCACCAGCACAGATGGGTGACGTTAGTACACAGAATCTATGAACATTCAGGACGACATAAAGAAACTACAGGAATACGAAGCGTTCGCCCGCTTTGTTAAAATGATCCACGATCTCCGGGAGGAGACCATTGAGGAGATGCACGAAGCCCCAACGGATCGCTTACAACAACTGTCCGGTAGAATTATTTCTTATGATCAAATCATACAGATGTCGGACTTCCGGTTACTACGAAATCGCTTCAGTGATTCCATGTGACCCCCTGTGTTATAATCCGCTCATCGCTATCTCTCGGCGTAAATGAGTGGAAATTATGAAAGAGCAAAGTACGACTGCTAACGCTGGGGCAGACGAAAGTCCAGTGGTTAATACAAATATGTCCGTCACGGATTTTGCTATGAGGCGAATCGGTGAGATGACCCCAAAGGCTCCGGAACAAACAGAGCCACAGGATCAGATCACGGAGGAAACCGAGGAGCAGACTACTGAGGAAGTCAACGAGGAGATCGAAGAGGTCACCGACGGGACTGAGGAAGTAGAAGAAAATCCAGAGGATGTTCTTTCACAGATTGACTTGGACACCATGTCCGAGGATGAACTACGGGAGCTATCTGATAAGCTAGGAAGCAAAGCAGTTGCACGATTCGGTGCATTGACTGCGAAGCGGAAAGCGGCAGAAGAGCGACTTGCGGAATTGGAGGCAAAACTAAGCCAACAGAATCCACTTGATGCACCACAAAAAGTAGACAATAACCCATTCGGTAATATCGACACAATCGAAGGATTGCAGGAGAAAGCCAGAGAGGTTGAACAAGTTGTCGAATGGGCCGAGGAACTGTTGTTCGAGAGTGACGCTTACGCTGCTGAAGATGTTATTACCGAAGTTGAAGGTAAGGAACTGACAAAAGCAGAGGTCCGCAAATCATTACTTCAGGCCCGCAAGGC